AACAGCTACGACGCCGCCGACTACCTGGCCGACAGCGCCAACTACGCCACGATGAGCGAGGAAATGGGCGTCACCTACCTGACGAAGTTCCTGGGCCTGTACAACGTGATCGTCACGCCGCTGGCCAAGAAGGGCTCCGTCAAGGGCACCGCCGTCGGCAACCTCGTGCTGTACTACCTCAATCCCGCCAACGCCGACATCAAGCAGGCCTTCGACTTCACGACCGATGAGACCGGCTTCATCGGCGTGCACCACGACGCGAACTACGTCAACCTGACCAACACCACCGTGGCACTCTACGGCATCGGCCTCTACGCCGAGCTCATCGACCGCGTGGTCGTGGGCACCATCAATACCACGGCCGGAGCGTAAGCCATGGCGGCCCCGACTTTCGAGCAGTACGCGCAGGCGGGCGGCACGCGCCTCGACGAGGCGGCCTACGCCGCCGCGCTGCCCCGCGCCCTCGACGTGGTGCGGGCGCGCCTCGCGCTCTTCGACGCGGACGCGCTCGAGGGAGCCGACGCCGAGGCCTACCGCCGCGCGGTCTTCGCGGCCGCCGAGCACGTGGACGACCCGTCGCTCGGGGCCTCGAGCTGGAGCGCGGGAGACGCCTCGGTGACCGTGGGCGATTCCGCCGACGGCATCGACGGGGCCGTGGAGCGCGCGCTCTCCGGCGCGCCGTGCATGGGGACGTGGGCGTGATGGCCATGTACCCGCACACGATCACCCGCTGGCGGCTCTCGGAGGAGGGCCGCAAGGCGTCCTGGGAGCGCAGCACGATCGCCCGCTGCCGATGGAGCGAGACCGGCGGGCACTCCGAGGGCACCGGCGGGGACACGACGTCCCGCGCGGCGGCGCTCATCCTGCCGCCCTCCGCAGAGCCTCCCCTGGCGCGGCACGACCGCGTCGCGCTGGGGGACGTGGCCGGGGACTCGCCGTCCCCGTCGGCCCTCGCCGTGACCGCCTGTCGCCCAGTCTTCCTGGCGGGGCCGCTGCCCCACCACTGGGAGGCGAGCGCGTCGTGAACCTTCGAATCGGACAGATGGACTTCTCCGGGGCCTCGGCGAAGGGCACGGCCGCGAGGGGCGCCGCCATATCGGCGCTCGTCATGGCCGCCCGCCGCGACTCGGAGCCCTTCGTGCCCATGAAGAGCGGCGACCTCAGGCGCTCGGCCCAGACCGAGAGCGACCCGCAGGGCGGCCGCCTGATATACGGCAGCGCGGCCGTGCCCTACGCGCGGGCGCAGTACTACGGCTGCCCGCACAAGACCTATCCAGGCACGACCATGCGATGGTTCGAAGCCGCCAAGGCGTCGCACATGGAGCAGTGGATGAAGGAGGCCGAAGAGGCCGTGAAGGAGGCGATGGGCAATGGCTGACGCCTACAACGTCGACGTGGCGTTCGCCGTCCTCGAGCGCATGGACGCCATAGCGGCGTCGATGGAGCCGCCAGCGAGGGCGGTGTTCGAGGACCTGACGGCGGAGCCCGGCGAGCTGCCGAGGCTCATGCTGCAGCCGGCGAGCGCGGAGGCGTACCAGCGCCGATACATCCAGGGCGCGCCGCTCGAGGCCTTCCCCTTCGACGCCACGCTGCGCGTCGCGGCGGTCTCCGAGGGCGACCGCCTGGCCGCCTTCAAATGGCTCGCCGACCTGGGCCGCGCCTTCGAGGACGGCCCGCTTGAAGTCCCCGGCGCGACCGTCTACCTGCACCGCGCCGCCACCATCCCAACCTGCCTCGGGCGCACCGAGCGCTTCGAGGACTGGCAGATCTCTTTTTCCGTAATGTACAAGACAAAGGAGGCCTAGCATGGCTGACACCGGCATCACCGCCGCCACCACGACCGAGAGCGTGCCCGTCTGGGGCTACGAGCTCAAGGACTACATCAACATCGGCACGGAGTCCAGCCCCACCTGGCAGGACGTGACCAACCTGCTCTCCTGGGAGTTCGACGACGACTCCGACACCTACGAACCCGACTACATCGACACGAAGCAGAAGAAGAAATTCGTCACCGGCAAGAGCGCGAGCATCGACTACGAGAAGGATATGTACACCAACGACCCCCTGGACGCTTGGCTCGCCGACCACGAGGACGATTCCAACATCGCCTGCGAGGTCATGCGCGTGCGCACATGGCAGAAGGGCTCTGCCCCCTCGACCCTGTGGGCCAAGAAGGCGGCCTACCTCCTGAGCCCGTCCCAGATGGGCAAGAACGACGCCGGCGAGCCGGTGAAGCTCACCGGCTCGCTCACGATGAGCGACAACGATTGGACGAAGGGCGATTGGGACCCCAGCTCCAAAAAGTTCACCGCAGCGTCCGCGTAACCCGTAATCGACTAGGAGGAAAAAATGGCGAAGAAGAAAGCGCAGGGATTCAGCTTCCGCAAGCACGAGGTCGCCGTCGAGATCGAGGGCAAGGCCTACAAGATCGAGCAGGGCGACTCCGACATGGCCGACCGCCTGCTGGCGGTGCAGAAGCTCGCCGACGGCATCAGCTACGACCAGCTGGCCAAGGACGGCAAGCTCTACCGCACGCTCTCGGGCAAGGTGCGCGAGGTCATCCGCGCCCTGCTCGGTGACGAGGCATTCGACGAGGTGCTGGGCGGCCGCCCGGCCAACGTGATCGACGAGCTGGAGCTTTTGGCCTACCTCTACGAGGAGGTGCAGTCCCAGGCCGACTCCGCGCGGCTCGACGGGCTGCTCGAGACCTTCGAAGCGCAGCCCCGATGAGGGGCGTCCTGACCGGCGGCGCCCCGTCCTCCCTCGCGGTGGGCGGGGCGCCGCTCCGTATAGACACCGACTGGCGCACGTGGGTCGACGTGAGCCGCGTCCTGTCGCGGGCCGACGTGCCCGCAGGAGAGAGGGCAGAGGCCGCCATGGCGCTCGCCTTCGACCGCGCCGACCTGCCCGCCGCCATGAGGCGCCCGCAGGAGGCGCTCGACGCGATAGGCGCCTTCCTGGCCTGCGAGCGCGAGCCCGGGCAGGGCAGGCCGCCCACGCGCTCCCAGCGCAAGCTCGCCCGCAAGAGGCTCTTCGACTGGGACTGGGACGGCCCGCTCGTGGTCGCCGACTTCCAGCGCGAGTACGGCATCGACCTGACCGACCCCGACTGCGCCATGCACTGGTGGCGCTTCAAGGCCCTATTCGACGGCCTGAGCGACACGTCGCGCACCATGAGGGCGATAGGTGTACGGGCGGCCGACCTCGACGCCAAGGGCATGACCGATGCCCAGCGATCGGCGCTCCGCGAGCAGAAGGCGGCGCTCATGCTGCCGGCGCGGACGCGCGAGGAGGCCGCAGCTAACGGGGAGGTCAACGGGGCCTCCATGTAAGGAGGGGCCGATGTCCGACGGGCGCGTGGTAATCGACATCCTCGCCGACTCGAGCAAGTACGAGGCGGCGGTGGCCCGCCTCGGCAGCGCGACCCAATCGGCCTTCGGTGCCATCGGCAGCGTGGCGGGCGCCGCGCTCAAGGTCGCGGCGGCGGGAGCGGCCGCAGCGGCGGGCGGCGTGGCGTGGATGGGCAAGGAGGCCCTGTCCGCCTACTCGGACTACGAGCAGCTGTCCGGCGGCGTGGCCAAGCTCTACGGCAACGCAGGCCAGTCGGTCGAGGAGTACGCGGCCGCCAACAACAAGGCGGTCGACCAGGTCATCGACGCCTGGAACCGCAACCAGAGCGCGCAGCAGACGGTCATGAACAACGCCGCGCAGGCCTACAAGACCGCCGGCATGAGCGCCAACCAGTACATGGAGCAGGCCACGAGCTTCTCGGCCTCGCTCATCAACTCCCTGGGCGGCGACACGCAGAAGGCCGCCGAGATGACCGACGTGGCCATGCGGGCCATGTCGGACAACGTCAACACCTTCGGAACGTCGATGACCGACGTGCAGAACGCCTTCCAGGGCTTCAGCAAGCAGAACTACACGATGCTGGACAACCTCAAGCTCGGCTACGGCGGCACCAAAGAGGAGATGCAGCGCCTCATCGACGACGCCAACGCCTGGGGAGCGGCGAACGGGCAGGCCAGCGACCTCTCCATCGACAGCTTCGCCGACGTCGTGCAGGCCATCCAGCAGATCCAGGAGAAGCAGCAGATAGCAGGCACGACCGCCCGCGAGGCCGCCACGACCATCGAGGGCAGCGTGAACATGGCCAAGGCCGCCTGGCAGAACTGGCTGGCGGGCCTCGGCAACGACACGGCCGACATGGGGGCGCTCACCACCCAGCTCGTCGAGAGCGTCACGACGGCTGCCGGCAACATCGTGCCGCGCATCCAGGTCATCGGCGACGCTCTCGTGGCCGCCCTGCCTGGCGTTATCTCACAGCTCGCCGCGGCCATGCCCGGCGTCGCTGGCGGGCTCGTGAGCGCCGCCATGGCAATCGGGCAGACGCTAGTGGCCACGCTGCCGGTAATCGGGGCGCAGCTCGCCGCAGCCGTGC